CGGATCGAGCGAGGCGCGCGTGCCGGCACCGGCGTTGCCCGTGGCTACACCCCTGCCGCCCCCGCCGCCGCCGCCAGCCAGCAAGCGCACGAGGCCGGCCAACCCCGCTATGCCCAGACGCACCGGGTTGATCTTGGACAGTACGCCGTCCTTGTCGCCCTTCTCTGCCTGCTCTTGCTCAAGGGACTTACCCTCCACCCCGGACACTTCGGCCGGTACAAACGCATCCCCGACGGAAGCGAGTAGGTTGGTGGGCTTGTTGCCTGTAGTACTCGCGGTTGAGGTATTGGTAACAGTAGCCAAGGGGCCTTCTGCGCCGGTGCCAAGGACAACCGGGGCAGCTCCTGCTGCAGGGCCGCCTGCGATCACAGCCGGGTTTGTGTCTGTGGTTGCGGTATTGGTGACCGTAGCCAAGGGGCCTTCTGCGCCAGTGCCAAGGACAACAGGGGCTGCTCCGGCTGCCGGGCCGCCTGCGATCACAACCGGATTTGTGTCTGCGGTTGAGGTAACCGTCTGGGTTGGCGAGATCGTGTCGCCCGTAACCGCAGACGGATCGACGATGTAACGAATAGCGTCGGAAGCGGCAGACGAAGCACCGGCCAGAGGCGACGTGTCCGTCTTGCCCGTGACCGTGGTCAAGGGGCCGTTTGCGCCAGCGCCAAGGATAGCGGGAACAGCTCCTGCTAGACCACCGGCAATAACGGGAGCTGCCACATTCCCGAGGGCTTGTCCGGTAACAGTAGCCAGAGCATCGCCAGCACCAGCCGCCAGCGCAGCGGCTGGGGCAGCAGTTGCTCCGACCTGTGTCGCTGCTGATACAATCTTGGCGGCAGCGATATCTGCTGCGCTCAAAGGGACTCCCGTTATGGTGTCGACAATTTGCCCTGCCGCGTTTAACTTTGTACCAGCAATTCCGGTTGCAGCATCGCCACTGACACCGCCACCCGGCATGACACCCTTGAGTACGCCGGCGGTGACGCCGGATATGGCTGCTCTTTTCAACGCTTCATCAAGAGGGACGCCGCTGCCTATGCCGCCCGCAAATGTGCCCGCAGCTGTTCCCAAACCTGTGCCGGCTATCCCGGCGAGTGTGCCGCTTCCGAGTACACCAGCGGTGGCGGGAGCGGTGGCCGTTGCGGCGGTACCGCCAAGAGCCGGCCCGAGCGCCGCGCCGCCCATAATCGCCCCGGCCGCCATCATCATTGACTGGAAGAGTGCGTCTCGATTTTTTTCATTCTGATTCTCAAAAAAAGGAATGTACGTTGTCGTAGGGTTCCCTTGCGCGTCAGCAGTGGGTGTCTCTTTCTGAAAAGCAACGTAGATGTTGTTGCCGCCAGAGGAAGAATACTGATTATAAAGTTCAGCCAAACGCGCGGCTTCCGCCGGCGTCGAGGCCTCACCTATAACATCTTTATTGACTACAAGCCGGTACTTGGTGTCGGGTAAAGGTTGAAACTTATACTGCTCGGTACTTGCGTTGCCTGCGAGATCGTAGATAGGCGCGGTCTTGGCGTAATTATACAGAGGGTCCAACTGGCTTAACGTACCGGGCGCAAAAAGTGAGGACAGGCCGCCAGACTGCGCGGCGTTGCCGACAGCCGCTGCGCCTTGCTGCAGTTGCTGAAGGAACTCAGGCGTCATCGCCGGTACGCCCGGCTGCGCCATCGGAGCCGTGTACGTTGCGGCAGGCGGCGTGTACGTCGTGACCGGTGGCAGGCCGCCGTAGCCGCCGTAGCCGCCGTACCCGCCGTACACGGAGAAGTCGTCGAGGAAGTTGTTCTCGTAGTTGTCTTCGCCGTACCGCATTAGCCCTGTCCCTCAAGCATCGGGTAGACCCGCATTGCCCACTCGCGCCAGTCATCGAATTGATACGGATCGGGCACGGCGCGTGTTGAAAAGGGCGACGCCTTCAAGAAGGCTACCGCCCAATCTTGCCAGTCGTTCTCGTCGTCAAGCCGACCAAACGACCACGCATCACCAACCGACAGTATAACGCTATCGGCCCAATCAATCAACGTCATGCCGCGCGGGTCGATCATCCGATCACCGTGCCGTCGCCGGGCTGCAGGTGCCCCAGTATCAAGCCCATCTGATAGTCGCCGCCGATGGCGTTGCTCTCGAAGCGGAAGCGCAGCTCGCGGCGCTGCGTCTTGAAGTAGACGACCTGATCCTGCGGCGTCGGCGGCGTCTCGTAGATGGTGTGCGGCTCCGTTGACACCTCGGGCGCTCGCGCGTTGGCGCGGCCAGTCACCTGCATGGTCATGTCGCCGCTCTGCACGAAGTCGGGCTCAACCATCAGCACCTGCAGCGCCTTGTTCTCTTGCCCCATCACCGGCAGCGACAGGTCGCCCGTCTCGAAGTAGCTCAGCACGGGCTGGATGTTGATGCCGTCGATGGCGTCCACGCCCACCTCATGCAGCCACAGGCGGTACTGATCCGCGCCACTTTCCTGCGTGATACGCGTGTCGCTGCCTTCCGTAATACGCGTGTCGGCCGGTGTTGCCTCGGTGACGCGGATTTCTTCCCCCGCCGCAGTCGGCACCACGCCGGTCATGATCGGCTTGGGGAAGACCGTCGGCGACACGGCCGCGCTGCGCCCGCCGTTGGGCAGCTCGCAGTCGTACCACGTGTTCTCGCGCACGTTGTAGATGACGGCGTGCGACGGCTCGATCGCCTCGCCGCGCGGGTAGCACCACCAGATTTCGCCGTAGCGCGGCACCTTCATCGCGAACACCTTCTGGCGCTGCGACTGGTTGAGGCCGTCGAAGAAGTAGTTCAGGTTGAGGTCGTTCGGCACCTCGCGCACAACGCCGTTGAACATCAGGAAGCGGTCGGTGCCGCACCAGTAGAAGATGCCGTCATACTCGATGACCGTGTTCGCGCCGAGGATCGAGCTTTGCGTGCTGATCGTGTCGAACTGAAAGATGGCGTCGCCCCCGATGAAGGAGGCGCGCACCAGCGAGTCCGCCGACCAGAACAGGCCCGACGGAGAGTTGCCCGGCCCGCCGCGCAGGGCGATGCCGCGCACGATCTTCTGCGAGGCGACGTTGGCCGCGCCAGAGCCGAGGCTGGTGTAGTCCGTGGGGTCGCCCGCCACCGAAAACGCCACGTAGCCGTTGTTGCCGAAGATGAACGTGTAGGGGTGCAGCACGGCCACACCGCCGGACAGGCTGTAGCCGGTCGGCAGGTTGGTCACCGGCTGCAGCGGCGCGGTGCCGAACAAGTCGCCGAAGAAAAGCTGGCCGCCGTCCGCGTTGCAGATGCACTCGAGGTTCGGCGCGACCTGCGCCACGAGCTGCATGCCGCCAAGGCCCGGCGCGGCGATGGCGTCGAACTGCCACATATTGTTCGGGTCAACCGCCAGCGTTACAGGCGTCCGGTTGGTGATGATCGACGTGTTGAAGCCGTTGTCGATGTAGAAGCGTTCAAGCAAGTTGGCCGAGCCGCTATGCACGTAGGTCAGGCTGTTCTGCGTGAACTCGTGCATCGCGCGGCTGACCTCGCGCAGGTACTTGCTGATGGCGCGGTAGCCGCCCATCTTGCGCGGCAGGCCGCGCTGAAAGCGCACCCACTGCCCGTCGACGTAGTTATCGCCTTCGAACTTGGTGCCGTCGCGCTTGATGCCCGGCTGCGACCGTATCTGGACGATTTTCTCCGCCACTTAGAAGGTGCCGCCGTTGACGGTGCCCGCCGGAGCCACGCCCAGCGTCGTCCACGCATCGTTGGTCGTGAGCGCCGTGAACACGCCAATGCCCACCGACGTGCCGCCCAGATTAATCAGCGCTTGGCCCGCCGTTATCGCGCCTGTGCCGCCGTCGCTGACGGCGATCGGCACCGCGAGACTTGCCGTCTCGGCGTTCACCACGACGCTCCCGTCAGAGTAGAGAATGGCTCGGCTGCCGCGAGCGACAATGACACCCGGCGTCTGAGGGCTCGTTCTGACGCGCAGCGTGAAGGAGCCACCCGTCGTGTTGTTCGCCACCCAGTACTGCTGGGTCGTCTGCGGCACAACGATCTCGACGTTGCCCGCCAGCGCGCCCGTGAACTCGTAGGCGACGCGGTTCAATTCCGCACCCGACAGCGTGTAGTTGCCGCTCAGACCGGCGAGGTTGATAGACGTGTAGTCGAAGGCGAACAGAGCGCTCTGGCCGAGGCCCAGCGTGTACCAACTGGTGCCATCCGTCACCGCCGTGGCGCTGTCGCCGGGCGTGAGCGTCAGGGACGCCGCGCCGTTGATCGTCTCAAGGCCCTGCGGATCGATGGTGAGATTGCCGCTTCCGCCGTTGCGGACGGCGATGAACCAATCACTGCCGACCGAAGACGCGGTGGGCAGCGTCAGGATGCCGAGTGCGCCCGTCCAGACAAACATCTTGGCGCGATCGGGCGCACCGGCGGTGTAGTTGCTGTTGAAGAGCGTGACGGGCGTGGACTGCGACAGCGTCGAGCCAGTAGCCGTCAGACCGAAGCCGGCCAGCGTCGAGGCCTGCGCCTGCGCCGTGGACGCGCCGTAACGGAACGTGCGCCACGTACCGGCGGCGGTGGTGTTGGCGGTCAGGTAGATTTGCCACTGCTCGCCCTGCCCGATGGACAGGAGCGTGCCGCCCACGCTGTTCTTGACCGTGATGGTGGACGGCCCGAGGTTGTTGAACAGGATGGTCTGGCCGGTGCCCGTTTGATCGGCGGGCGGCAGGAAGATGGAGTATGCGCCGGTGGGCGTCACGTCGATGATGCGCGCGGCCGGCGCGTTCGTGACGTTGCTCTCGAGTGGCCACTCCAACGTGATGTCGGCCGTCAGCGCAAGCGCCAGATACGACACATCCGAGGGGTAGATCGTCGTGCCACCGAAAATCTGTGTGTAGGTGTTCGTCACCTCAAGCCTCCTTACGCACGGCCGAACGGTCGAGGATCTTGGCTAGATCCTCGCCATTGAGCATAGACGCCGCCCGATCATACATGTTCTGCCACACCGGAATGCGCTCGTCGTTCTTCAGGAACGGCGTGGCCTCGAGCAGCGTCCCGTAAAGCAGGAGCTGCGGCGCGTAGTCGGTGAGCCAGTTGGTCTGCACCACGTCGTCCAGCAGCGGCGGCAGCTCGTAGTACAGCACCTCGAAGGGGTAATCCGCGTTGGGCGTCGGCGCGATCAGCCAGTGCGTGTAGTCGTAATCGCTGTAGAAGATCGGCTGAGAAGTCGCGGTGCGATCCGGCCAGTAGCTCAGCAGATACTCGTAGGCGCGCGAGAAGAGCACATTGCGCGTGTTGTTCTGATTGCCGGTGCCGATGTTGATGCTCACCGTGTCGCGCCAGCGGTCGGGCTTGGGGTAGACGGCCACGCCGCTCTGCAGCGTGCCGCTGACGACGTTGATGAAGCCTTGGATCTTGAGCTCGCGCGCGATGCGCCGCTCAGCCAGATTG